TTACTAAATGGTTTTCTAGTGTTGCTACAATACAGGTGGCAAATATTCAAACCTTATATAAATTAGCAAACAAAGCATTCTTTTTAGCAAATGAAGAAACATTACAAGAAGTAAAAAAATTAAATACTCTATCAGATGATTTTAATAAATGGGCATCTAGTAAAGGATTAAAGCTTAATAACTATTTTGATATTCTTACTAAAAAAGATAGTAATGAATTAATAGATCAGTTTGATAGAAAGTTTTATGATGAATTAAAATCTAAAATAGCAAAGAAAAACTCTACATGGATATTAGATAATATTGATCAAGATGCATATAGAGAACATATAGAAGCGTTAAAAGAAAAAGAAATACAACGAGTATTGTCAATACCTAAAGTGGGTACACAGGAAGAAGTTGAAGCTCAAATCAAAAGAGAATTTGCCAAGATATATAATCAATATGATTTACAAGATTCAAAATCAAATGGTTGGTTAATATATAAAGAAGTTAAACAGTTTCCTAAAAAAGATAAATGGGAATCAGAAGAATGGAAAACACTTACCAAACCAGAAAATGCTCCAGCTAAAGCATTCTATGATTATATTGTAGAAAGAAATAATTATTATCAATCTATAGGATATTTAAATGGTAAAGCTGCAAGAAAGTTTCTTCCTTTTGTAAGACAAGGGTTTACAGAGGGTCTTGTATTTGATGGAAAATCAAGAGGACTTGGAGAACAATTTCTTAGAAATATATCAATGGATGAATCAGAATCTGGATATGGTCAACAAGATCCCACTACAGGAGAACTAATAAACTCAATACCTAAATATTTTACACAAGATATTGGAGAAGGCTATTCTAAAGACTTGTTCAAAACAATGGCTTTATACAATGAGTATGCTATTAAGTTTAAAAACTTAAAAGATATTGAAGAAAGAAGTTTACAATTATTAAGAACTGAGAAAAACAAAAAATCTATAATGACTTCCACGTTTGGTAAGTTACTATTAGAAACAGATGGAGGACTAAAATACAATCCTAATAATCTAGAGAACTCTAAGTTATTAGAAGATATGGTTAAGTCTATCATCTACCAACAAAAATATATTCAAAGTGAAGTGTTTGATGTAGCTCTTGGTAAAATATCTGGATTTGGAAAAAAGATTAATGAGAAATTAGGAATGAAAGTCTTTCCAGAAGATTTAACAGAAAGACAACTATCTGCTAATAAACTTTTAGATACATTAAATACTCAATTTCAAATAACTACATTAGGACTCAATCCTCTATCTGCAATTTCTAACTTATTTGGAGGCACTGTGAATGGATTGATTAATGCTGGTAAGTATTTCACAAAAACAGATTTTATGAAAACTCAGTTTTGGATGCTTACAAATAAAATGACAGGAGGAGAAGATCGTGTAAAAGCATTAGCTGCTCTTGATTATTTTGTTCCATTCGTAGAAAATTACAATAGAAATGCTGCAAGAAAACTTTCATTAAATAAGGTGGATGAACAAGCAATACAAGATTATTTAATGGTGTTAATGAGAAATGGTGATGAGGCAATTCAATCTTTAAACTTCTACACCTTTCTTAAAAATTCAATTGTTGAAGATGGTAAAATAATTAATGTTAGAGAATATTTAAGAAGTACAGATGAGTATAAAGCTTTCTATTCTGGAACACAAGCAGAAAGAAAAGCAAGAGCAGAGAAGTTTGAAATAGACGCTAAAGAATTATTAGATACCAAAGGAATATTGAAACTTGGAAAAGTGGTGGATGGTGAATTTGTTATTCCTGGTGTAGATAAAAAATCTGATTCTGTTATGGAGTTTAGAAGACTTGTACAAAGTTTTACAACAGATGCTTTAGGATCTATGAGTGAGGAAAATAAAAGACTTGTAAATATGAATGTTTACACTTCTTCTATGATGGTATTTAAAAACTGGATTCCTAGACTTGTTGATATGCGTATTGGTGACATTAAATATAATGCTGCTTCTGATGCTTATGAATGGGGAAGAATGAGAATGATATTTAATATATTAGCTACAGATATTTTTAAATCAATTAATAGTCTTAGCTCTGCAATAGGAGGGAACAATGATGTTTGGTTAAGTCAAGTGAGAGAACTGTATGAAAAGAAACAAATAGAATATGAAGCTAATACAGGAAAGAAACTTGACATGACAGAGGATGAGTTTATAGCTCTTGTAAATCAAAATATTAAAAACCAAGCATTAGATTTAATTATTCTATTGTCTCTACTTTCTCTATTAGCAGGACTAAAAGCTGCTGCCCCAGATGATGAAGAAGACATTCTTGTTAGAAATCAATATAAATTTTTATTAAAAGCTACAGATAAGTTAACAGATGAACTTATGTACTTCTATGATCCAACAACTCCTTTTGATTTAGTTTCAGGTAAAGGAGGAATACTTCCTTCATTAGGATTGTTAGAAAACTATGGTAAGTTTTTTACAAACTTTCTTTCAGAAAACTATGGTATAGTTACAGGAAATGAAGAAATGCAAGATGATGCTACACCTATTAAATACTTAATGAAATCATTTCCTATTTCTAGTCAAGCTTCTGGTCTTCTTCCAATGTTCTATCCTGATCTTTCTAAAGATCTTGGCATAAGGATGCAAGGACAATATGGTATACGATAGCTATATTATGTCAACTATATACAGATAAACAATCAATTATACATTAAAAATAAATAAATTTGCATATTATGAGAACTGCTGCTATATGTCCAACTTGTGCTACATACGAGAATTCTCTATGTGTATTATATAATGGAGAATACTTATCTAATATAGATGTTGATCCTATGGATTCCCTTGAGGAAGCCTTAATAAAAATTAATAATACATTTGATTCATATAATGGAACTGCTGGTACGTCTGGCACTTCAGGTACGTCTGGTACTTCTGGAATCAATGGTACATCAGGAATCAATGGTACATCAGGAGTTAATGGTACATCAGGAACCAGTGGAAGTAGTGGAACAAGTGGTACAACAGGAACATCAGGTAGTAGTGGAACAAGTGGTACAAGTGGTTCTAGTGGATCTTCTGGTACAACAGGAACAAGTGGCACTAGTGGTACAAGTGGCTCTACAGGTACTAGTGGTACATCAGGTAGTAGTGGAACTACAGGTACTTCAGGTGAATCAGGAGATAAATATTATACAACATCAGTTACATCATTCACTTTAGGAAATGCTGGAACAATTACAGTTGATTTAGGATTAGCATATAGTGTTGCACAAACTATAATTATTGCTTATAATATAAGTAATTATCAAGAATCTAGTGTTATTGCTTACAATCCTGGAACTGGATCTTTACAATTTGGTGCTCCTTCTACTACAGTGGGATCTGGTACACAGTCAGCTTGGATAGTAAACTTAGCAGGTGCTTCTGGAGGAGATGGAACAAGTGGTACATCTGGTATTAATGGCACCTCTGGTATTAATGGAACTTCTGGTACAACAGGTACGAGTGGAACCACAGGTACTAGTGGCACTACAGGCACTAGTGGTACTTCAGGTACAAGAGGAACATCTGGAACTAGTGGAACTAGTGGAGTTAATGGTAATACAGGAACAAGTGGTACATCAGGTACAAGTGGAGCCACTGGTACACCAGGAGCCACTGGTACATCAGGTACAAGTGGTACATCAGGAGTTTCAGGAGCTGTTGGTACTTCAGGTACATCAGGTACAAGTGGGCTATTAGGAAGTTTAACTACCACTGGAAATAGTGGAGCTGCTACATTATTAAGTAATGTATTAAATGTTCCTAATTACACATTAACAGGACTAGGTGGTGTACCTACATCAAGAACTCTTACAATAAATGGAAATGCTCAAACACTTTCTGCAGATAGAACTTGGAATGTTGGTACAGTTACATCTGTATCTGGAACAGGCACTGTTAGTGGAATTACACTTTCAGGTTCAGTAAGTACATCTGGATCATTAACGTTAGGAGGAACTTTAACACTTACATCTGGACAAGTTACAAGTGCTCTTGGATACACTCCATATGATTCTTCAAATCCTGCAGGATTTATAACATCAGCTGCTCTTAGTGGATATTTACCATTAAGTGGTGGAACATTAACTGGTGCTCTAGGAGGAACATCTGCTTCATTTAGTAGCAGTGTAACTGCCTCAGCATTCTTTGAAAGTTCAAGCGTTGCAGGAAAAAATATACTTAAAACAAATCCATCAACTAATCTTAATTTAGATGTTATACAATATATACGTAAAACAGATAAAAATAAAGATGTAAGATATGGTTATTCTGCAGAGCAGATACATTCATTAATGCCTGAACTAACAGACAGGGATGTAACCTCAGTTAAATATTTAGATGTACACACTATATTGATTGCTCAACTGTCTAGTAAGATATCTAATTTAGAGGATAGATTAAAAAAATACGAAGCATAATGGCATACGTTTATAGACACATAAGGCTTGATAAGAACGAACCATTTTACATTGGTATAGGTTCTGATTCTAATGGAAAATATGCAAGGTCAAAGGAACACAGAAAAAGAAATGAAATATGGAATAAAATTGTTTATAAAACAGAATATCGTGTAGAAATATTAATAGATGATTTAACTTGGGAAGAAACTTGTGAAAAGGAGAAGGAGTTTATAGAATTATATGGAAGAAAAGATTTGGGTACAGGATGTTTAGTTAATATGACAAATGGAGGAGAGGGTAATTATGGAAGAGTTTTATCAAATGAAACAAAATTAAAAATATCAAATTCAAATAAAGGTAAAATAATACCAAAAGAAATAATAGAAAAGATTAGATTAAAATTAATTGGAAAAGTACATAGTGATGAAACAAAAGAAAAGATGAGTTTATCACATAAAGGAAAGCCTCATATAATATCTAAAGAGGGTTTAGAAAGAATAGCTAAAAAAAGGCGAGGTGTTATTAATTGGTATTCCATTGAACAAGCAAGAAAAGCTAATATAGGAAAAAAACATACTAAAGAAACTATTGAAAAAAGAATAAAAAATAGAACAAAAATAAAACATAAAGAAGAATCTATACAAAAAATGAGAGATGTAGCAATATTAAATGGCAGAGGAAAGTCAATATTATGCTTAAATAACAATATTGTCTATAACAGTATTGCAGGTGCGGAGAGAGAATTAAATATAAATAATATACAAAAAGTATTAAAAGGTCAAATTATTAATACAAAAGGATATAAATTTATTTATCAGGAGATAAGGGAATTAAAAGCTAAGTTAAACTAATATGAGTTGGGCAGGAATAGCATCTAATCAATGCGTATCACTTAATAATTTACAGGATGCTGTAAACACTTCTGTATTTACTTTAATAAATACTATACCTGCAGGTTTAAAACAAATAACAAAAGCAGAAGCTGCATATTATGTTAATATAGATACTGGGTATGCTCCTTATGCAGCAAAGGCTAGTAATCAATTAGTGGTTAAATCAGACTTAGTTGCGGCTTCTTGTAATTGTGAATACTATGGATTCACAATATCTTCTTTAGATATTGGAGCATCATATAACTTAACTGTTTATGCTGATTATTTTACTTGTGCTGGAGCAGGTGCAGTAACAGCAACATATACATTCCCAAGTTCTGGAATATATAACGATGTTATTTGTGTGTATTCATTTGCAATACCTACACCTGACCCTTATTTATATTATTACGATTCTCCATTAGAAATAACTAAAATTTTTGCTTCAAATTCATCATTTAATCTTAGTACACAATGTTGTGGTTCGACAACAACTACTACCACCACTATCGTTCCTCCAACAACTACTACCACTACAACCACAGCTCCTCCTCCTCCAGTATATTATACTTATGTAGTAAGACCTAGTAACAACTTAGGAACTATATGTACAGACCCTAGTTATACAGTTTACTCAAGTAGTATATTGTTAACAGCAGGAGATTTTATATTTTATGATACTGCTCTTACAAATCCAGTGACAGGATTTGATTATGTAGTACGTGCATCAGGTTCACCAGATATTTACTATATGAACCCAGGAACAGGAGAATTAACTTCTGATACAGGAATTGATTGCTAGTTATATTATTAAAAAATTAAATAAATTCAAATAAAATATTATGCGTACAGCTTCTATATGCCCAACATGCTCCACCTTTGAAAACGCATTGTGTGTTTTATATAATGGAGATTATTTAACCAACACAGACATAACTCCATTAGATTCTGTTGAAACAGCAATCATCAAGATTAATGATAATCTTGTCCCAATAGTGGATACAAATATTCCTTCTACTAGTGCTACATATTTAGGACAACTATTTCTTAATACATCTGCTCCTACATTATATTTTGCTGAATCTATAGGAACTGGTGCTAATGATTGGGTGGCACTTGGTGCGTCCACTCCTATTAACACAAGTTCAGGTGTATACACACCTGTAACAGTGGCTGTATTAAACGTAGCTTCAGCAGCATCTTCTAATTCTCATTATATGAGAACAGAAGGTCAAGTGAGTGTTCAAGGATCGTTAGATGTTTCAACAACAATAATTGGAGCTTTTGAATTAATTATAGCTCTACCAATATCATCATCTCTTGTAGCATTAACAGATGTTAGTGGAACTGCCATTTCCTATCTTGGACTTCCAGCACTAACTAATTTTGGATACATTGAAGCAGATGTGGTTAATAACCAAGCAATATTAAAAGGTATAACTACAACCACTTCCCCCACCACCTTTTATTTCAACTTCACCTATACTATTTTATAATATATAAAATATAAAATATGAATACTCTTTGTCAAGCCATTCCCTGTCCTGTCATACTAAATGCTCTTTGTGTACATTACGAAGGAGCTAATTTAGTATATACAGGAATTAACACTAACGACAATCTTCAATTAGCTCTTCAAAAAATTGATGCTGCTATTGGAGCCATTGCTGTTGGTACTAGTGGAACTTCTGGTACTTCAGGCACGTCTGGTAGTTCAGGAACTACAGGTACTAGTGGAACCACAGGTACTAGTGGTACTACAGGTACTAGTGGTACTACAGGCACTAGTGGTACTTCAGGTACAAGAGGAACATCAGGTACATCTGGTACAAGTGGTACAACAGGAACTTCAGGTACAACAGGAACAAGTGGCACTACAGGAATAGATGGTACATCAGGTACAACAGGAACTAGTGGAACTTCAGGAACAACAGGAACTTCTGGTACTTCAGGAACTTCAGGAACTAGTGGAAGTAGTGGAACAAGTGGTACCTCTGGTACAAGTGGTATAGATGGTACTAGGGGAACCACAGGTACATCTGGAACAACAGGAACAAGTGGAACATCAGGTTCTAGTGGTTCTTCTGCTACATCAGGTACAAGTGGTACATCTGCTACATCAGGCACCACTGGAACAAGTGGATCGTCTGCTACATCTGGTACATCAGGAAGCTCAGGAATACAAGGAGATAGATATGCTACCACTTCTGTAACAAGTTTTGTTTTAGGTAACGCAGGAACATTAACAGTGGATTTAGATTTGTCTTACTCAGTAGCACAATCTATAATTATAGCAGGAGATGCTAATAACTTCCAAGAATGTGAAGTGATATCTTATGATCCTTTAACAGGAATATTAATATTTGGTGCTCCTACAAGAACTGTTGGATCAGGAAGTTTCCCTATATGGTATGTAAATCTTGATGGTGCTTCTGGTGGAGATGGTACAAATGGTACATCTGGTACCACTGGAACATCTGGTACTACAGGTACATCAGGTACATCAGGTACCTCTGGCACTACAGGAACAAGTGGATCTTCTGGAATAGATGGTACATCTGGCACCTCTGGTACAACAGGATCTTCTGGAACTAGTGGAACTTCAGGCACCACTGGAATAGATGGAACTAGTGGAACATCTGGTACTTCAGGCACAAGTGGTTCTTCAGGCACGTCTGGAATAGATGGTACAAGTGGATCTTCTGGCACAAGTGGATCTAGTGGTACAACAGGTACAAGTGGTACTACAGGAATTGATGGAACATCAGGAACCACAGGTACCAGTGGAACTTCTGGAATAGATGGAACATCAGGTTCTAGTGGAAGTAGTGGAGGAACTGGATCTAGTGGATCTACAGGAAGCAGTGGAACTAGTGGAACTAGTGGACTCACTCCTGATCCTAATGCAAGAAATGAAACCACATTTACAGCAACAGCAGGACAAACAGTATTCACTGTAACATATAATGTAGGACAAGTAGATGTTTATTATAATGGTTCTAAACTTGCTCCTTCAGAATTTACAGCAACCACTGGTACAAGTATAACATTAGCCACTCCTTGTTTATTGGGTGATATAGTGGATGTAGTGGCATATGTAACAGGTGTAACAGGAACTAGTGGCACTACAGGTACATCTGGTACCAGTGG